AAGTTCCCCTGGAGTACGATATTTCAAACCATGGAGCCTACGGTAAGGATACCGTAATCAACCAGTCAAAGAAAAGCATCGTGGATGCTGCCCGGTTTAGATGGGCCGGTGCCTACGGTAGCAATACCTTGAACCTGGACGACATGACCCAGAATGCCGGGGATGAGGCCATTATCCGGCTGACCAAGCTCTATATGGGCAATATCAAAAAGGCCATTCGGGTGGATATGGCGTCCCAGGTGATTGCCGCTGCCGCTGATGCTGACAGCATTAACGGTCTGGGGGATCTTTTCAATACTACAACTTCAACCGAGTACGGGTCTATTGACACGGATGAAATGGCGGCATGGAAGGCCAACGTCATTGTGACCGTGGAGGCTATTTCCTTCGAGGTTATGCAGAAGATCTTCAGAACACCGGGTTTTGGCGGGTACGCCGGGACACGGCCTGACTTCTGCTGCACCACGGAACTACTCTGCGACGGCTATGAGAGGTCTTTGCATCCGCAACAGCGGTACAGAGATACCAAGATGGTAGAGGCCGGGTGGGATAACATCCTACACAAGGGCGCTCCGATTGTAGCCGATCCGTATTACACGGCTGGGGTGCTGGATGCCTTGAACACCAGGTTCATCAGTCTGCGGAGTCATCGTGACTACAACTTTACTACCCCGGAATGGGTGGCAAAGAAGGAAGGCGGACAGCCGGACACTATGACGGCTAATAGTCGGTGGAGAGGCAATTTGTTTTGCAGTAACAGGCAAATGTCAGTTCGTCACACGGGCCTGACCGAGCCTGCATAACCTTAACCCTTTAACTTCTGGGGGGCTGCACTTTGAGAGCCCCCAATAAAGGAGAAATATTATGGAAAGAGTTTTAACAGTCGGGGGCAATGCTGCCACTCGACCCATTACCGACTTTCTCATCGGGAACATCGGCACGGAATATTATGTCTGTTCCGTAACCGGCGATGATGGAAGATCCGGGAGGTCTAAGGAAACCTGTCTTGCTACACTTGCTGAAGCATTTGACAGAGTAACGGCGAGTAAGAATGACGTGATTTATCTCTTGCCGGGACATGCTGAAACTGTAGCTACTGCGGGGGCCATCGCCCTTGATGTAATCGGTGTGCGGGTTATCGGCGTCGGTAAGGGTGCGCTTCGGCCTACTTTCACATTCTCTGCGACGGATTCGACCATTACCATGACCGCCGCTTCAACTTCTCTTGAAAACTGCCTGATTATACCGTCCGTTGACTCGGTTGTGTCGCCCATTGTTGTGAGTGCGGCAAACTGCAAGGTGGACGTGGAAGTCAGAGACACCACAGATATTGAGTGCGTGACGGCTATTCTGACAACGGCAGGGGCCGATAACCTGGACATTAACCTGAAATACGTGGGGTACGCAGCCGGAAACGCTTGCTTGGCTCCCATTCAGTTGGTGGGTGTGGATACCGCAAGAATTTATGTGGATTTCTTCGGTGTGGCCGCAACCGCTGTAGTGAATTTCATAACCACGGCCTGTCACAACATCGACATTACGGGCTTGTTCTACAACATCGGGACCAGCCTAACTAAGAATGTCATTGACACGGAAGGTAACGGCACTTGGTCTGTTCGTGGATGGGATGGCAACTCAAATGCCAACTTCTCCGGTGGGGACAATGCGGCTTTAGCGAGTGATGACGCTGCGGCTATTGCTGCTGCGGTGGCTACAGCTCAGGCAGACTTGGATATTCTAACTGGGGCTACAGGTGCTAACCTCTTGACTGCTACCCAAGCCTCAATAGATGCCATTGAAGTGGATACTGGAACAACCATACCGGGAACCATTACTACGGTACAAGCCGACCTTGACATAATCACAGGCGCTACCGGGGTGAATCTATTAACCGCTACCCAGGCTTCCATTGATGCAATTGAGGTTGACACGGGTACAACTATCCCGGGGACTATCACAACTGCTCAAGCGGATCTTGATATTCTTACCGGTGCGACCGGAGCAAACCTTTTAACGGCAACTCAGGCGTCTATTGATGCGATTGAGGCGGATACCGCAGCAATGCAACCGAGTGCGGAGATGGCGGTTTCCAGTTCAACTGCTGTAATGGCAAATGGCAATACAATTTTTACCATTGCAGGTGGGCCGATTGAAGTGTTGAACCTGATATCCGTTTGTATTACGAGCTGCGATGCAACGGGGGCTACCCTGCAATATTCCGCAGATCCGACAGTGGGTGCTGCCATTACCTTCTCTGGAGCATCTGCTTCTCTTACCAGCTTTGCGGCTGGTGGTGCGGTAGTCATCAATATGACTGCCTTAAATACCGCTCCTGATTTGTCTGTTGTAGCTGTGGCACTTGGCCCGGTTCAGACCAATCGGGTTATCATCAATGAAGGCATTATAACCATCGTTATCGGATCTGGACCGACTACGGGAACATTTAAACATTATCTGCGTTATCGGCCTCTTGGTCCGGGCGTAACGGTAGTGGGAACCTAAAACCAAATCAGGGGGTCTTTGGACCTCCCCACAAACGGAGGACTTTTATCATGATGAGAATACACGTAACATTTCCGGTGGCTGCAACGACTGCTGACCTGTTTTATCTTCCGGCCCCTTGTAGAGGGATCGTGAAAGCAGTTCGGGCGGTGTATAGCCAGGAAACCGATATTGACGAAACCATTGACATTATGCGCGGGACCACATCGGTCAATCTGGTAACACCTGCGGCTGATGCAACGGCTGAAGGCACTTCCGTTGTCGGTGTTCCTGATACCACAAACAAGGATCTTGTCTTTGATCCTGCTTCAACCACAGTGGCAAACAGGGTGTTGCGGATTTCGGTGCCGAACACCTTTGATACCGCTGGGGTAATGGGACTGTCGATTGATTATGACGAATCGGCGGCGATTACTCAGGCGGCAAGTGAATCGTGAGTAATCCCAACCAGTTAGTTAACTACTTGGGGGGATTATCCCCTCAGGTAGTGATTGACCGGTTGAGTAAGAGCTTTTTCAATGGGCCAACGAAGCTGTCTTATTCGTGACGATAAAGTTCCTTTGTTTATCCCGAGAGCTTCGGCCCATTGAGCACGAGTCATGGTTACACCACGAAATGTAATATTGTGGTTACTTCTTTGGTTGTTCGTCTGTTCTTTTGGGGTAGCCCATCGGACGTTACCAGGTTCATAGTTTCCATTGTTGTCAATACGCTCAACGGAATAATTACCAGGGGGTTTTGGACCAATATGATTAAAGAACAACAAGAAATCATGACGCCATTTATTGCATATTGTTATGCCTCTGCCGCCGTAGTCTTTAAAGCCAACGTCTTTAGGATTATAGCAACGGTTCTTCATGTGGCACCAAGTATCATACTCAGGTGTATCAAATTTCTCATGTGTCTTCCTGAAGCTGTCGAGTTGTTCTTTTCCAAAGCATCCACAGCTTTTTGTATTGCCGGATCGCAACTCGTGAGTTCCTGTAATAGTTGTGCCGCCACATTCGCAAAGGCACTTCCATTGAACCTTCTTGCTTCTTCTGTTTTCAGTACGATTTATAACAGTAAGTCGCCCGAAAGTTTGTCCGGTAATGTCGGTAAAATTGTGCGTTGTCTCACGATTAAAACATCCACAACTCTTTGTCCGACCAGAAATCAAGGAATTTGTAAGAATGTTTTTGGTATTACCACAGATGCATCGGCATTTCCACATAACGTGCCCATGCTTGTCACTGACAGCTTTTTTAACAACAGTCAATCTTTCAAAGGTTTGACCCGTAAGGTCAAAGGCTGGTCTTCCCATGGTTTTACCTCCTGGTTAAAGGTGATGGTTGAAGGTGTGTACCGGGCAGGCGGGCAACCAGGTCCCGCTTTTCAGGAATGACCTTAGCCCGGTAGTATAAAGCAATATAATACTAAAATTATAAAGGAATGTCAACTAATAAAAAGAGGGATGACCCATGAGTACAACGGTAGCTTCACTGAAAACTGTCTTGTGCGGCGCTTCCCCGGGAGACCAGGGGATTCTCCAAGACTCGTCTTACTATGCAGCCATAACCACGAATATCAACCTTGCGGTAACGACTATCACGGCGGGGATCAGAATGCCTAACGGGCAGGTGTCTCCGCCTTCGCCTATCCTGTACGATATGGCGACCGTGGCAACGTCTACCTCTCTGCCGTATGTTGCTCTACCCGCTGCTGTAGGCCATGTCTATCAACGGAATGTCTTCATGGTGGTGGACAGCAACGGCAATCAGATTTACGGACCAAAAGGCGGGTCATATTATGACTTTGCTCTCTTCCTCAGACAAGCCAGCCATAAGGGGCTGACACAGGCCGGATCTGTTTCACTGGTCTGCTGTAAAGGCAATTCTCTCTACTACCAGGGCATTCCAAGCGCTTCAGCAACTCTAACCGTTCACTTTTACCGCACCCCTGTAGCCATGACCACGGACGCCACTACGGTTGATGGGCTGCCTGACAATCTCGCGACAAGGCTTATCAAGCATTGGGTAGCAAAGGAGCTGTTCGGTGAAGGATTAGAGGATAGTAACGAAAGTAGGGCGTCTGCCGTTAAATATCATACCAACCAATTTTACAGCACAATGCAGGATTATTGCGACTGGGCGGGGATTGATGCAGAGCCGGAATACTACGGAACGGACGATTATATAGATGGGGGCATTTGCGATTGATGGCTAACGAGATTCAGATAAATGCCTTCACAGGAATGCAAAATATTGAGACCGCCGAAGGGCTGTTCGTCAAGAAAGGCGTAGCACAACCCCGGATCATACTCAACGCTGATGTATCCGAAAAAGGCCGCCTGACGAAGAGAGAGGGCTACACCGAAGTCGTTACGCTCACCGACGGCCACAGCCTGTCAAAGGACTTGGTTTCGTGCTTGCTGGTTATGGACGGAATCACTCTCAAGCGCCTGGACGGAACGACCCTGACTGAAATAGGCAGCGTAGGGATGCTCAAGACCAATATGTACTACGCAGAGGTGGGCGACAAGGTTTATCTCTCAAACAAATATTACAACGGGATCTTCGACCCGGACACGAACGCCTTGTCAACCTGGGGCATTACGCTCCCTAACGGGCCTGTCCTAAGCTCGACGTCGGGAGGTCTGCCAGGAGGAATTTACCATGTTTGTTTTACCCAGAGATCGGGAACCGATATTAGCGGCAATGGACCCATATCCAAAATCACTCTATCCAGTACGGGAGGTATCAGCATCAGTAACCGGCCCACCGATGGTGTGGTGTGGTGTACCGACCCCAACGGAGACATATTTTATAGAATTGGTGAAGTCAGTTCAATCTTGAACAGTGTTTCAGTAGAACCCTTGCCCTCCATGTTTTGCTCCCCTCCCCCCTTTGTGGAGCATCTCACACACGCTTTCGGGCGTATGTGGGGCATGGTAGACAACATTCTTTATCATTCGGAGCCGTTTCACCTGGACTGGTGGAAATTAGGGACTTCCTTTTTTGAGTTTGCCACCAAGGGCACGCTCATTGCCAAGGTCAGAACTGGCCTTTTCATAGGTTGCGACGACCGGACCTACTTCATGGGGGGAACCAAGCCGGAAGAAATGCAACAGCTTGACGTGGGCGCCGGGGCTGTACCGGGAACCCTGGCATACTGTAACGACATTATCGAGTTAGGCGACACCATATCGCCCCCTGAGAAGAAACATACCAGCGTACCCGTGTGGGTATCACAAGAAGGGATCGTGGCGGGGAACCCTGCGGGAAGGCTGTTCAGCCTATCACAACAGAAAGTAAGGTTTGCTCCCGGGAACGTGGGGGCAAGTTTGTATAGAAAGAAAGACGGACAATTTCAATATCTAACCTCATTTCCTAAAGGCGGGGCACAGGACGGCCTGGGAATGAGTGACGATGCGACCGTAGAGGTTATACGGAATGGCGTAGTAATTTAATCTAAATCCGGGGCAATTCTCGGGGTTTGATCGACCTTGGGAAAAAGAAAGGCCATTGCGGGGGCCGCAAGCTCTGCAATTTGGCCTTTTTTTATGCCCCGGCCAAACAAAGGAGACTAACGATGAACAGAATAGAAATATCAAAAGCGAATATTATTGATGCCCTGATGGATAGCCCGGATGTGAGGTACAGGGCTCAACATGCTGTTGAAAGTCATTTCGGGTTGGTGGGTATCTGGCAATGTGAACAGTACCGGAATGGTGTGTTGATAGCCGGTGCGGAACCTGAAACACCTAACGTTTTTACCACAGAGGGCGTGGCTTACATGCTAAATATCATGTTCGGCGCCACCTCCAAGGCGGCCTCCAAAATCTGGTATGTGGGATTGTTTGATAATACCGTAACCCCTGTCATAGGGGATACAGCAGCGGCGAAGTTAGGGGCTGCTGGAACGTACGGCGCTTTGCAGACTACTACGGACATGGATGAAGCTACATATCCTTCTTACAATACCGCTGTCGTATCGGCGGCAAGAGTGGTGACAAACGCTGCAAACAAGGCAGAATTTACCATGGCGGCTACCCTCACGATTGACGGGGCGTTCTTAGGGTCAAGCTCTGATCCCACAAACACAGCCGGGTATTTGATGGCTGCAAAGCTGTTTGATGTGGCGAGGTCGGTTATAGATGGGGATATTTTATACACAACGTACGCAATCACCGTGAGTTAGGAGTAATCGGACTCAATATGCCTAAATATCAACATGACAACTTCGGGGACGTACAGGGCCATTTGTTCGCCAAAGGCGTTATCACGGCGGTCGATTCCGAGAATGACCTGGCCGACGTGACGGTTGAAGGTTACCAGGATGGTTCTGGCGTTCCTCTCTACTACCACTGCGAGCCGGACAGCGAGAAACGCTCGAACGGTGCTATCTATGGCGCTGCGGCGGCGTTCAGCGCGGGAACCGTGGATGACCCGACTGATGGTGATGAGGTCATCGTCATGCTGGAGGTGAACGGCGCCCCGGTGCGGATTGTGGGGTTTGTGGATGGGATAAAGAGTTGTTGCTTGTTATCTATAATTGATAATTGGACTGATTATACGTGGACTGGTTTTGAGACTTTTGCTTTAGGTTGTAGGTGGGATTACGCACATACTAATGTTGGTAGTCCATCGTATTCAGAGAGCTATTCTGTTTTAGAAGACAAGGCAACTTTTTCTTTTGAAAGCACTGGCGAGATTTTGATGGGTTGGTTGGAAATGGGAGGGGAACATTTATGGGTAAGTTGTGGCTATTACGGATATAGGAAGCTTTACACAACCGACCTTTCAGTAACAACGAGTGATAGCAGTGAACATTTATATTTGATTGTAGATATAGAAACATTTACGGCGTCCCAAATTCCAAGCGAACCCGGTGAGAATATTACGGTAGAGGTCTGGATATATAGTGATCGGGGAAACTATTCGATTTATGGATTAACTGAAGCCGGGAAGTGGGCTTTTGATATGGAACAGATTGGAGTAGGCGATCCTTGGACTATTAATAAAGTAGAAATTTGGGTGAATGTTCCCGCTTACTGGCAATGGTACACTTGGCAAGCAGCGGCCCCACAAGTATGTATCTCATCGTATGACATATCAATAAACAGTATCCAAGTATGTCCTAATCCAGGGAACGCAACTATTTGGGAAAACCCTTAATCCCCCAAAGAACCTGATCCCTTCTTTGGTCACTTTAAACAGCCGGTGCGGCGGCAAATCGTACCGGCTTTTTTATTGGCCGGGGGAGAGATGAAATGGAAAAAACAAGTTTTGGAGCACATATAGAGGGCTTTATTGAACGGCCTGCAATCATTCCACCTCAGAGCGCGCTTGTCAGGTCGATATGGGACGTGGAGCACTGGCGAAAGGGCGAACTTCTGGCAGCGACCAGGGATCACAACACTGTCACAAATCAGGGTTTGGACGCGCTTTTGAATATCATGTTCCATGCCACTGGTCAAGTTACTACATGGTATGTCCTTATCTTTGAGACGAACACTACGCCATCGAGCACCACGACCTATGCTGTTCCGGTATTTACGGAAACCAATGCAAAGTATGACGAGGCGACCAGACCTGAATATGTAGAGGCAGCGGCTTCAAGTCAGAGTTTGACCAACTCGCTAAATAAGGCGACCTTTACCATGAATAATACGGTGTCTATTTATGGTGCGGCTCTCGTGGGGAAAACTGGTGTTGCTGCAAAT